TTAGGGACAGCATCAGCCATTACTTGATAGGAGGTCCAGTCACCAGTCTGTAACTTTGTCCCAGAACTATCCAGCCGATGTATCCTGACCCTCGCTTCAATTGTCGTGGCCGTAGCATGCGCTTGCTCTAACTTTACCGTCCAGGTGCCACCACTTTCCCAATAGTCACTATTGGGATCACCCGACATCGTGATGAACCCACCATAGTTATGCGTAGCCGCCGCGATGGTCTCATTGAGCGTCGATGCCAAGGTGTCGCTATTGGGGTCAAGCTTCTTATTCCAGTCGGTAAACGGGCTGAGATCGCTATTAGCTGCGTACTGATAGTAGGTAGGCACTGCGCCTCCTCTTTAGCTAAATACGATCTTGTAAATCAACTGGAGCGTGTACCCATTTGCCACGTTGATCGCGCTGAACACCCGCCGGCCTAAGAGCGTACCCCCACTGACGACGTTATTGATAATCCCACACTCTGTTACGGCCTTTGTACCCGTAACCGTCCAGGTTTTATCCCACGTCGCGGTATCATTGGTAGCGGTATCGGTCTCACGTCCCACGGTCGCAGCAGCTCGAGCGAGCCCACTATCGGTGATCTCGGTCTCTAGGGCAGAGTCACCGGCTGCGGCTGCTGTTGTACCAGTGCCTACGGCAAATGTGGTGAAGACGGCCTCTGAGCCGTCTCCATTGAGCCGAGAAGCGATTCCTGCGAGACCATCATCTACAATGAGGTTATCGCCCCAATCCACAACTTGGGTGATTCGGCCCGTAGGATCTCGAGCAATCAACTTACAAAGCCCACGAACACACGCCTTATCACTTCCGCGATGAAGATCAAATGCGTCCATCGGCTCTTTAGGCGTCTGCTTTTGACGCATCTTTTGCTCCTCCTGGATCTATGAACACCGAGCCGGAAGTTCCAACATCAGCAGCTAGGGCAAAGCCAATGTAGTATCCGCCATTAAGACCTGCCACGGCATCTCTTGTAGCAACACCACCAGTCGTGGCTGTAACGATACACTTATCCGTAAGACTTTCATCGGTCGTAAGTGTCGCTTCTCCATAGGTCTGCATCCAGAAGTACGAACCGTTAGCAACCGTACTTCCAGTTGTATTGGCCCCAACTAAGACAATAGTGGCTCCTGACGCCTCCGTATGAGCTGGTACCAAAATACATCCAGACGATATCTCTCCAGCCGCTTGAACTAGCCTGTACTTCCGGCCAATGTTGTCTTCTCGGATCATCCCAACTGTCGCATTCTTCCCGCCAACGAGTTCAATGTCGGTAGAGATCGTAGTGACTACAGTCGGATATGCAGTTCGACCCATTACTTCTTCCTCGCTTTCTTCGGAGGCTTTTTCTTCCAGACGTCCACCATGAGAGCGTCGTACTCAAGCCCATTGTCAAATCGTACACCATCTTTCCTGGTGATCTTGTATCGGTCTATCATGCCTGAACAGCTTTTCAAGACTCTCCTAATTTTGTTCTCTGTGATAGCTGTCTGATGGACTTGACCCTCACGAGTCTGCTCGCCAAAGACAACCCATTCCCGCAACGCATAATCAACGGCTCCAGACCCATTTGAGTCGGCCTCAATGAGTTTTTCCATAGCGATCTTAGCATCAGGAACTTCTATATACATATGCCCGCCTGGTTTAAGTGCCTTTAGCCAATTCCTAACGGTAGCAGTGACCGCTGAGTGATTAATATGCTCAAGAACATGGGATGCGAATATCTCGTCAGCTTGTCCATATTTAGATATCGCTGGCCTCAAGTCTCTTATATCACATCGGAAATCGGACTCAGAATACAAGTCAATATCAACCCACTCACCTTTTGAGAAGAACTTATGATCCTTCTTAAATTCTCCAGACCCTATGTTAAATCCAATCTTCCCATTCTTTTTCTTTTTCTTCTCATTATTAATAACAGGTTCGCGCTTGCTATCTATGCGAGGCCAAAAATCTATTTTACCCTCACTCTGCCAAACAGGAGAACCGACCGCAGAATGATAGTAATAGACTGTCCCGGTCTCAGTACACTCATGCTCGCATTGTACCCCACAATCAGCGTATATCTTAATTCCATGCTCCTTGGCTAATATACAAAAGTAGGTATCTTCTGTGAGATCAATCATTATGTCTTTAAGCTCATCAGCACCATGACCAAGAATGACGGTACTAAAGAACACCGGGGCCAAAGGTCCGCCACACGTCGGACATGATTTCTGATCTCTGCCATGCCTTACTGTCCAGTTCACAGGACAGTAATCGTTTACGCACTGGAATTCATCATATCCGTCGTCTAGGATCTTCTTAAACACTCCAACAGGAATGACAGTACATCCCATACCAATTGAGTCACACTCAACGAGATCGCCAAAGTTCCAGTCCTCAAACCCACCAGCAGTGTCATGACGAAAAACCATTGGAGTCGGCGGCTTCTTTTTCTCGTATATGACTCCACCAACTACAGACTCAGCTACCTCATACGGCTTCGCCTTCTGTTTTGGTGTCATCCTGCCAATGAGCTTAATCAATGCGTCAGGAGGGGCATTTACGTCGTCATCTCTAAAGAAAACGTATCCGTAATTCCCTTCCACGGCCTTTGCTGCAATCTCGTTTCTAGCGACATCCACAGGTTTTCCTACAACTGGCATAACAATCTCTGTTGTCCAGATAGGCTTCCCAGACATCTTAATAGAGGCTAGGAAATTTATAGAAACCATCCCAAACGTAGGAATACCAACAAGAACAGCGTTGTACTTGGATTCCTTCTGTTCTTCGGTCAAATGAATCACGATGCCTCCTTTTTGCGATGGGGGGCGGAATATCCGCCCCCCATCATAAGACTACGCGCCAAGTCCACGACCACGGATTGTACCCGAAGCGTTACTAGCGATAGCCTTGATCGACTGACCACACGGCAACGACGTTGACGCACTTGTCCAGTCAATGTATTTCTCTGCTGAGTTGAGGGCAACTCCAGTGGCACCCGTAAGGGCTGCACCCAAGAGTCCACTCGTCAGCGAGATATTACCTTCCACCAGCGCCCAAAAGTATGACAATGCAGGAACGGTCGCACCAGTATCATTCCAGCCATAGACCGGCTGAGTATGAGCGGTGAGGGTCTGGACCTCATAGTCCGCAGAACCAGTTGCACTTGCATAAGTCAGAATCGCTCCTGACGCCAGAGAAGCAGACGTATAGACAAGGCGGTACGTTTCACCGTTTTCAAACCTCTTGTCACCGATCTCACCGATGTCTTTGAGCGTCGTAGAGGTCGTGGTGACAGAGCGCCGAAATACTTTTCTACTCATGTCATCACCCCCCTACCAGGTTGCTACACTGTTAGAGTCAAAGTCAGCGATGACACCGTTACGACTACAATCACAGCAGGTAAGTTCGCCTGCCCACATGATGTGGGCCACGCCTACCGCCTGATCCACCGGCTTTGCGAACGGCTCAAGACGATTGTTCTCGTCTCGGTGCGTAACAAAGTCAATGAAGTCAGTATTAAGGAAATAAATCCGGTTTGTAGTCGCGTGTCCAGCGCTGTCTTGGACGTGGAGGTCGGCAACGACTCTCTTCCCATTAAAAGTAGCGGTCAAGAAACCAGCGTCGAGTTCCGACTGCTTCATGTACCGCTGTTGCGCCTGCTCACCCTTCATGTAAGAAGCAAACGACGTGTTGTGCATAACAACCAAATCAGGCTGTATGTTCCCGTCACATACCTCATAGAAGGGACCACAGAGATCTGAGTAGTTCACACCATCACCAGATGCAGCAGTCGTGACATTACCGCTCCACCATGTATAGACCGATTTGTCGATCCCACCATACGTGGTGCCGCTAATACCGCTACCACCATCTGATACCAGCGTCCCCGAGGAGTCCTCCAGCATCATCTCAAGCGAGTTGAGCTTTGTGGTGGAGTCCTGGCCAGGAGACGTCGTGACCTCAAACATATCTGTAGCGAGCAGATCACCCATCTTCATCGCCGCGAGCTTCATCTTCGCGTCGAGAAGTTTCTTAACTCCCTCTGGTCCTTGGTTTTTCAGAATCTCGTCTCGAGAGATCGTTACCGGGACTTCGTAATACTTCCAGTTGAAGTCCGCAGCAGTGATCTGATCCTCAGCCGAGATGTCAAATGTGTCGAACGGATCAAACGCTCCACCCTTGCCCATCTGGTACATTACCGGCTGCTTGATCGACTCACCACTTGAGGGTTTTGTGCCCTTATTGGCAAGAATCTTCTGAACCAAGTTCTGGTCAAAGACCAATTGAGGGAATTTCGGCATGTAATACTTATCCGTGATCGCCGTGATCTGATCGAACGTTAGAGCCAAAATTCACCATCCTTGTTGGCTCTACGACCCTCTGAACATTCCATCTAACTCATCCATGACAGCATCATCCCACTCGTTTTTCTCCATACCAGCTACATCAGGAGTGCCTGGAGGTACATGACCTACACTGCCAGGAGGAACATAAGCCTGGTTCGCCTCAGTGATATCTTTGGCCGTTTCTCTAGCAGCCTCACCCCTAGCTTTACTTACCAATGTTGGCCCCATGATTTTCCAATAATGGGCCTCAACATCGGGGTTCCCAGTCCTCTCTATCTCCTGCCAGATCTTTATACGAGTGGTATCCTCCATCGGATGATCCCTGGCAATATCGTCCATCGCCCTGTTCATCTGTTGGTCGTAGAGCTGTATTTTTACTTCGTCTAATTCTTGTCGAATCGGATCGAAGGCGTTCGTGAGTTGGTTTACTGCCGGGTACTGTGGCACTTGCGGCCTTGAATCTCCTCCATAAATGTCGTCGTCACGACTCTCACGCCGTCCACCGGTTAGATATTCTTGGGTGGCATTACGTAGATGGTTGCGAAGATTCGGGTCACGATTCATCGCTTCGACTAGCGGCTCGACTGTAGACATACGCTGCTTGTACTGCGCATGTCCTCGCTGGGCTTCATTCATCCCTTTGATTAGGTCTCTGGTCTTGCCTGCGACCGTCGAAAGGGAGTATCCATCACCCAACTCACCGATTTCCTTTTCCAAAGCGGCATAATCGACAGCTTGCGACTCGCCAGACGCCTCGGGAGCAGGAGTCTGCTCAGTGGCTTCGGGCTGTGCGTCTGCTTGGCTCTGATTTGGGTCTTGCACTTTAAATCAACCTTTCTCTAAGAGGGCCGTCCCGGAGCCGGAGCCGCAGCAGCGGTACGCCCAGGAGCCATCCTGGGAGCGGGCTGTGCTGGCTGAGGCGCGGGGGCTTGCTCTCCTGCCATTGTGTTAGCGAGTTCAACGAATGCTTCGAAGAACTGCCTGATTTCCTCCGTATCCTCTGGACGAGCGCCATTGGCGATGTAGAGGTCGAAGGCTTCCCATAACATTCCCCCAACGCTTGGCCCCATCTGCTGCGGTTGCTGCATTCCTGGAGCGGCTGGGCCTTGACCTGCACCACGGAGCGGCAACTGGTTGGGATCGGTCCCTGGCGTTGTCATTCCGCGTTGCATATTTGATTGAGCAGCCGCCCTGATCGGATCGTTACCTCCTCGGTCTGGCGGCATTCCTGGTCTGAGCGGCATTTAAATTAACCTCCTCCAACTACCCCCAACTGGCCAGGAGCGCCAGGAGAGGGAACTTGTCCTAGAAGCATAGATCGCTTCATATCCCAGATCGGTTTCATACGTGCGATGAGCTCTTCCTTGTTCGGAATATCCGAGACCTCAATCATGAAAAGCTCATCTACCATCCCATTTGCAAACATCCACTGGTATCGCTGCTGTTCTGCCATCCGACTCACCGGCAGGTTGATACCAGCCTTGACCTCGTATTCAAAATCCCCAGACTGTATCCCTGAAATATCTAAACCACCAGCATCTATATAATGGACATCCCTCTTATAGAAGAGTCCAATGAGATCGGTAAGGTTCTTGGCTAGCTTCTTATGAGCGGCCTCTAAGTTGCGTGTTTTCATGCGGAGCCGATTTTGTGCCGACTCCTGGAGTTGCTCAATCGCAAATCCGCTTCTCACATCGCCAGGGACCGTACCCTGCTGGATTTCACGAACCCCGCTGATCGTCTCAATATTCCTCTCTAGAACAGGAAGACTATCAAACACCGCCTGATGGATTCCCGTTGGATCAAAACGCTTTATCCCGTTAACATCTGCCACTGGGTACATCCCGCCAGGCTTGTTCTCAATCTCTTCTGGGTCTAATTGAGCAGAGTGATCGTAGAAGATCATCGGGAACGTGGTGAAGTTCACCCCGTCAAAGATCTGATTCATTCGCAAGTTATACTGCTCCTGGAGCTCTTTGAGCTGCTCAAGTTCTCCTTGGCCGTACTCCTCACCGGGGATGTAATAATTATTGAACTCAATGTATGGAAACTCCGGGAACGGATTGGGACGACTATCAAGAATGACGTCACCAGACATCGTGACCAGCCGACCCCTTGGATATTTTTTACGAAGCCCCTTCTTACGGTATGACCGCTTGCCAGGTTGATTAACCCTTATGTAGTCTTCAACCACGGTATCATCAATGAACCACGCTTCTACTATTGAGACCTTGTTTTTGTCCCGTTCACTTTTTGAGAGCATATCCCAGACGTATGCTTCGCTTGTGGTGAGTTCAGCCTGGCCATGAGCAGCGGCATGATGCTCTATAACTCCAGTGTTTCCACCCTCTTCCGGGGGTGGTACTGGAGGCGACTGATCCCCTTTACGAAAGATTTTGTCAATCAAGTCTTTCTGTTTCGGGTACATCTGGTAAAGGGATAGTTTGTCAATATATCGCTCCTCAAAGAGAGCGTTAGCATCCCGCACGTAAGGTTTGCCAGGTTCTTTATAGATGGTCCGAGTATCTGCGACCTCGATCCGTACATCACCTATTCCGCCACGCATTCTGCGGTCCCACACCGGCTTCATATATCCACGGCCAAAGAGAAGCCCGTTGGTAACTAACTCCGCTTGGCGGGTAATGAAGTCGTTTGCTTTGATGATTCTATTAATGAGGAACGCGAGCAATTTTGCATGTGCTTCATGCTCTGCGCGGATAGGTGTGACAGCGATATCTGGCATCCGATTAGAGAGAATCGGGACCATTGTCATGATCTGGGCAAACATGAAGTTGGTAACGGTATCGCTTCGATCTCCGTCACCACCAAGCTTCTGTTCGCCTTTTAAGTATTCGAGGTTCTCTCTCCACTTTTCGTCAAGCTTGAGTACAGAAGAGCGATGCTCTTTCGCTTTGACGAAGAAGTTGTGGAGGAGCTTTCCTTCTTTTCTTTGATCTGGCATCTAACAGCCCCAGTTTTGTAAAACTTAACCTGAGTGATTCGCCCACACGTACACGGAAGATTCAAGAGACCTACTGGCTTGTGGTAAAAGACATACGTTACCAGGACTCTTCCGCACTTGGAGCATCGGAACTCTTTTTTTCTACTACCTCGTTTACCCATGCCTCTCTAAATTCCTCATCGGTAAGGACTGGTTTTTCTAGCGGCTTCCCTCTAGGAATCTCGTCTAAGTAATTAAAATCACCTACTTCTACGAGATCTCGTTCTTTAAGAAGCGCCTTTTTATGTGCGGGCCCAGTGACAAATTCCCCCAGAGGGCCGTCAAAGTATGTAGGTGTGACACGGATGACCACATTCTCAAACGGGCATTGGACTCGATCTTCCAGCTTGATCTCCCTCCCACACTCCGGGCATGTCCGGTCGTCGTTAACTACTACCAAACGCTCGCCACTGGACCCACACTCACAGCTATAATTGAAAAACGGCATTACTTCTTCTTTGACTTTGACTTCTTCTTTGGTTCTTCTGGTTCTGGCTCTAACACCTTCTTCTTCGCCTTCATCGCCTCAGCCTTTGCGGCGGCTCGAGCAAGCCTGCTTGTAGTTGGTTGCTTTTTCATAACTACCCCTTCTTCTTTTCCTTGTGCCGCAGGATTCCTATCGCTTTTCCAACGGCTTGTTCGTGCGTAAGACTTGGGTTGTCCTTCTTTACCTTCTTGATCTTCGCAGCCAGTCGGCTTTTAATGTATTGGGTGAGCTTTGGTCGGCTGAGACGGCGTTCTGTTTGCGCGATTTGTTTGGCTCGCTTTCCCTTTGGACCGTATACAAGCTCACCCGTTTTTCTCTTTTTTCTCACCACGACACTCTCTTCAAACTTGTCGCGGTACTTCTTGGGGATCTTCGTCATCTCAACCCCCCATACGTTTTCTACGAGCTTTGCGCTTCGCCGCCCCCTTTGCTTTCATCTTCTTGATGCGCTTTTTGAGATCCCGCGTCTTCCACTTCTCCCCGAAATACTCATCAACAGCCTTGACGTTCTCCACTCGCCGCTTCACCCAACCCTTCTTCTTTTTCTTCTTGGTAATCGGCTCACCGTAGTACCGAGTCGCCTCTCCATACCTCATGATGTCTTCCGGGGTACTCCCTTTGAAGTGGTCGTCGTACTCCGGTGGGATTGAATCCTTCTTTGCTTTAGCCATGACAAACCTCCTGAGCGTCACGGTACACCACAATATGTTGTGGTCAATAGATTTAGAACCACAATATGTTGTATATCAAGGTCGCTTCCACACTGGCACCTTCTCGTTGATCTTCTTACCCTTCAAGGTCCGAGTGGGCCGTTTGCTTTTCAGGCTCTTGATATGCTTAACGAGTGCCGATTCTGGAGTCTTCTCCTTATAGCCTGGCGGCGGCTTGGAGACCTTCACTATATTACATAGGGCATCTAAGCCGTCATCGAACGCGGCCAGCGGGAAATCCATCAACTCCTCCTCCAACCAGTCCATCCCCCGAAGGATATAGAACTTACCCGACTCAAAGAGCGGCTGGAGCGCGGTCTTGATTCGCTCGTTTTTTCCTTTCACCCCTGGGTAGGAGATCCACGTACACCGAGGCCGCTTACGAAGCTCATAGCCATACTGTATAATGACGTCTTCAATCTGAGCGCGGTCATACTTCTGGAGCCCTATGTCGATGGCATGATGCGTGTAGTATTGTCGGAACATCTCCTTGATACCAGCCAACTTACTGCATCGCTCCCGAAACTGGTCAATCACATAGTAGTTCCAGGCATCGTCCACGGCGACCGTCATGACCGTGGTGAAGTCGGCTTTTCGGACTTGGCCCGAATCGACTCGCACCTGCTCCGTGTAGGCGAAATCACATCCGACAAAGATCCGAAACTTCCTGCGCTGGAGCTCAAACCCAGGCTCAACATAGTTGATCCACTCACGCCGAAAAATCTGGTCTTCTTTGGCGACCGGTGTCAAAAGATATTGACAGGAATAGAGATAACTCCCATGACGTCGTTTCAAATGCTCGAGATGTTCCTTGGGAAACCGCTGCGGGAAGGTCAAGCCCCCCTCTGGGATATCCATCTTGTCAAAGGGAGGCGGAATATTCTCTTCGGTGATGTCGATCTCCGCCGGCATGATGAGAACTTGATATTTCTCATGCTCAAGATCATCTTCGCTAGCCTTCAAGATTCGGCTGTAGATATCGTCATAATGCCAACGAGTGGAGACCAAGATCATCTCTCCGCCTGGTTCTAATAGTGAATGGAGCAATCTATAGAAGTCCCAACACTTCTCAATTTGCTCTCTTGTCGCAGAAGCTCTCTCGGTCTCCAGGTCGTCAGCAATTATGACATCATAGTGGTTCCCAGACTTAGGCGCGTCTAACGCGATGGCCGAAACAGTTGGCTCATGGATGGTGTCATCGCTACGGAAACGGCTGGTGATCGTGTTCCCCCAATTCCCGCCTCGTAGCTCGGTCTTATGATTACCAAAGAGCTTGTGAAATTTACGGTTAGACTCCAAGATCCGCTTGACCGCAGCCACAAAACTATTAGCCAAGGCTAACACTTCCGAGCCGATCAGAATTCGGATGTTACAGGAGCCGGTGAGTGTGAAATCGCGTGCGATCAGCCAAGTCGCGTAACCCTTTGTCGATATTGAACTTTTAAAGCTACCCCGACATGCCTGGATCATCTTGTACTGAAAGTTTGGATTGGTCGTCAGGGCACAGATGGGCCGGTGGAACGGCTCATGGAACTGCTTTTCTGGTGGGTGGTTAGGATTAGAGTAGCCTAAGATATGCTGGAGATAGTAGTAGAACCCGTCGTCAGAGACGTAAGCCCTTGCCAGACAATAGTTTGTGACCTCCTCATCCAGACCCGCCTGATCCAGATCCCTCGCTTGTTGGATCCACTGCTCGTAAGAGTTCGTTTGAGAAGACCGCAACTTCTCGAGAATCTGGTCTCTGTCCATCATCTCTTCGCCCATTCCCACCTCCCCCCAACTCCTTACTATCCTTGTATTTAGCGATCTCTAGCTGGAGCTTGGCCCATTCCAGGGGATCTTTGTTGGAGGGCCGGGTCGCAATCTCATAGAATCCACGGACTTGGAGGTAACCCAGAAGGCGACCCTGGTCCTCCTTAACCACCTTTTCCAGAAAATCTCCAGGATGTTTGATGAGGTCTTTTACCCGTTCGACCTCGCCCAGAGTGGCTATCTGGACGATCCCGATCATGTCGTTTATAATAGGAGAGAGGGCCTCGCGGAATGCTTCGACGTCGCCCTTGGTGTGGTCGGAGAGCTCGCCGGCCTCACTTTTGAACTTCTCAAGGTTCTTCGTTGACGTTTTCAGGTGTTCGTGCTTAGGATGAGTCATGGAATACTACCTTAAAGCGGCATTCATAGTCATCCTCGTGGTGGGAGTTGTCTATTTCATCAAACGCTGTATATTGGCTCCTGTCAAGGTCAAGATTACGCTAGAACACCCAACGGACATTCATCTTACGACTCTCCAGGAGCATCCGCCCGAGGACGTAGATAAGTCTCAGTGGGTTCAGGACGAGCAAAAGCGGCTCAAAGAGGCTAGGGCCGCTAGGATGTTCGACAAAGAAGAGGGTTGACAAGGCCCCGCGATTTCTGATACAGTCTGGTCCTCCCTTGGAGAAGGGACTGGCAGTTTCACTGGTTCCTCTGACGTTCGAGATCTCTGTGACGCTCCCCCTGCCAGTCCCTCTTTTATTCCCCCTGCCCCAAAATTTCCACTTGACACGATCTCGTCCCTCTGCCAAACTCATGGTACAGATCGGAGGTAGTTATGGAGAAGGTCATCTTAGCTTTCATAATTATATTGGCCATATCGGTTTTAATGATGTCCCCCACCTGTGGGCCAGTACCAGAATCAGAAGAGCCAAAGGACGTCGTGCTTCTACCTGACTCTCTTCGTCTTACGATGATGCTCTGCGGGATGCGAGACGACTCCACCCACTTCTCTAATAGAGATGGGATCTGGCACGCCTACGTTGTTGGCGATACCACCCCTCGCTGGTGGGGGTTTATATCTCGAAACAATCACGTCCTAGTCTTCAACCCGATGACTGGAGTACCTCCAATAACACTGAGCGATACGACTCGTATCGTCGTGGAGATCGTCAACACGAGAGGAAAACCATGACCACGAAAGAACTCACCGATATTCTTATTAAACACGCAAGTTGGGTTGTTGGTGGGGTAGGTGGTGAGGGCGCCGACCTCCGGGGCGCCGACCTTGAGGGCGCCAACCTTGAGGGCGCCACCCTCTGGCGCGCCAACCTTGAGGGCGCCAACCTCCGGGGCGCCGACCTTGAGGGGGCCGACCTTGAGCGCGCCAACCTCCAGCGCGCCAACCTCTGGTGCGCCAACCTCCAGCGCGCCAACCTCCGGGGCGCCAACCTCCAGCGCGCCGACCTTGGGGGGGCCGACCTTGAGCGCGCCAACCTCTGGTGCGCCGACCTCTGGTGCGCCAACCTCTGGGGCGCCGACTTCCGGGGCGCCGACCTTGAGCGCGCCAACCTCCAGCGCGCCAACCTCTGGTGCGCCAACCTCCAGCGCGCCAACCTCTGGGGCGCCAACCTCCAGCGCGCCGACCTCCGGGGCGCCGACCTTGAGGGGGCCGACCTCAATTGGGATTCACACGCACTATTATCTGAAATACTTTGGAGAGCAGCAGAAACACAACAGCAGATGATGTTGGCCGCCTTTGTTGGCCGCGCCACAGACATGTGTTGGGATGATTTTGCGGCGATGCGACACCCCGCAAAGAAGTGGGCGCGACTAGAGCTAAAGAAGTGGTACAAAGACGGGGACGGCGCACCGGACTGGATACGGGAGGAAAAACCATGACCGACAAGAAAAAAGACCCGCCGCCGAAGAAGGCGGACGTCCCCACTGGGCTGGACGGGTTCCAGCGGGCATCGGATAGACCAGAAAACCCGCTTCAACTTGAAAACGAGGTCCTCCGCGCCCGGATTGTGGAGTTGGAGGAAATGCTCGACATATTCAGCACCAAGTACAACCAGGCTTTCTACGATTTCAACGCGCTGCGCGAGGCGGTGCGACAGTTCGATGATTCAAAGTGGAGGTATGATTCGTTATCGGACGACGCGAGGATAAAATGGAAAGCACTCAGAAAGCTAGCAAACGAGAGCGGGGCGTCTCCAACCGTGAATACGGGCAAGGACGATAATTGCGAAAGCACCCCGCATGAGAGCGGCGGCGGCGAGGACCGGGGCGAAGGCCAGCCCGTCGATGAAGGAGCCTCTAGTAGTCGGCCCGCCGCTCTCTTATACGTCAAAGACTGGGTGCCGTGGATACAGACGGGAGATGATGACATCTTCCCGTCATCGTTCCGCAAACTCACCGACTCACCCGAGGACGCGCCGTACAACAGGGCGTATGAAGCCGCTAAAGCGGCGGGAGAAGTGCCCGACGGCCTCTACGAGCTTGTGGCGGTAGAATGTTGGAAATGCTACGGCTCAGGCATCATGCAGAGGACGGTTGACCCCGAGAGCGAAGCGCGATGCGAGGACTGCGATGGCACCGGCAAACACCACGAACTGCGGAGGAAAGAGGAATAGTGGATATACCTAACAACACGGAAGGTAAAATCGCGGTGAATTTTGCCCAAGCGGTACAGGACGCTCTTAAAAGAAAAGGCGTAGACCAACTAGAGGGGGCTTATTACAACGCCGTATTCGACACCATGTATGATTTTGTGGGTCGAATATTTGCCAAAGACGCAGACGAGGAAAAGTGGGTCAAGGAAAACGCCGCCGAAGTTGAGCCGCATGGCTACCAAGCCTGTTACAAGAAGATGCGGGGGCAGAATTGCGAGCACGCCCTAAAAACATCGTCAGGCACTAAACTCAATCACCCATGTTGCCATGATGATATGCTATTAAAATCTGGCAAGTATCTCCCTTGCACCGAGCTAGCCACCGACTGCCCGCTGCACCAGAAAAAGGACGGTGAGGGATGAGGGAAAACCGCTACTGGAATAGGTGTGGCGTCTGTGGGCGGTTTATCTCGGTAGCCGACTTTACAGATGGCCGCGCATACCGGCGCGACACATCGCCGTACAATCCATACGCGATGGAGCCAACCGACCCCGAAGATTATACGTCGTTCCACAAAGAGTGCTTACCGGAGGAGTGAGGGATGAATGGCCCGCAACCCATCATAGAGCGCGGGAAGTATCACAAAGAGCGCATAGAAACACAGTCGCGAGTGACTATACACGTAGGAGCCAAACACCCCGATTGTATTTTTAAAGTCAAAATCCCCCACTTGTGGGGGCCAGACGAAAGCCGCACCTATGAAAAGCGGATAGACCAGAAGGCCCAATGGGTAGTGCTTCGGTCGTGGGATGACGTCGAGGAAGGCTATTATATAATTACAGAACAGGAGAGGTGGGTAGAACGCATGAAAAAGGACGGTGAGGGATGAAAACCACGTCGCTTGAAATGTCCCGCGAGCTGCAAGACGCGGGGTTTTGGGGGCCAGAAAAACCGTCACATTATTGGGTGGCCCGTCAAGGTATTCGCTCACGAGGATACTACGTTGAGCCACAGCACGTTGACTGCCTTGAGTTTATAAGAAATCACAACATCCCCGCCGCGACCCTCGACGACCTCGTACAAGCGTTGGGGTTGGATAAGCCGCGACCAATCCGCTATCAGGCCATGCCTGGACACGAGAAGGACGCCCCATACTGGGCTTGGCGCACCATATACGACAAAGTAACACATGCGATGGACGCCGGTAGTGGTTTCACCCCCGACACGCTTGCCCACGTGTGGCTGGAAGTGAATGACAATAAGGGCAAAACCGACCATGAGGCGGCAGGAAAAGAGTGATGCAAAACAATAGCTGTGTAAATCTACATGCATCCCTCCCCAGCAACTCCCGGAGCTGGCCTGCCGCCTAA